CTACATTTTGATCTAATCTATAACGATTAGCATTTTTTCCTAGCTGTAGTAAAGCTACATTAATGTCTGTATCTGAGTTAATTGCCATAATTATGCCTCCTTATAAATTTCTACTATTGTGTATTTTTCGTTAGTAACTGTAAAATTACCACCAGAATTAACTCCAAATCCATCACTACTTTTAGTTGTTTGACAACGATGTGATATTTCAAATTCTTTAGCTCCACTTATAGTAAAACGTGCTTTTAAAAAAGAACGAGTTGTTGTTATATCTGAACTATCGCAATGTTCACTAGTACCATATTCTACTGCTGTTCCGTCAGTTTCATTCATCATTCTAATCATATGCCTATCAACTCGAAAAGCTGGTGCTGAAGCTACTACTAAATAAGTACCAGCTTGCAATGTAAATTTATTACTACTTATAGTGACAATTCCATCCGCATCTGCTAATTCAGTATTTAAATCTCTTGTTCTCCAAGAACCACTCGTAAACGTACCGCCATGTGTACCAGAAGTTTTTTGATCGCAGATAATTGCGTAACTGGCAAACTTACCAACATTAGAAAATGATAAATTTCCTGAAGCATCTGTAACAATGGCTTGTCCAGATGTCCCATCAGCATTTGGTAGTTTAAAAGCTACGTCACTAGATGTTGGTGCAGATGTTGGGACGTTGAGTGAAACAACATTACCGCCTGAGTGTTTAAGTGATATTTTGCTCATAATTAACTATAAGGGGAAGTACCAAGAATAGATGTGTTCCATTGTGCTTTTAACTTGGCTTCTGTATCAGCAGACGCTATTGCAGAATCAGCAGGGGCATCTCTTAATGCTTGCTTCTTACTAACTATATCAGTAGTACTAGCTGATGTCTCCAATGCTTTTTGAAATTCAATATCAAGTTCTGCAAGTTTAGGTGTTCTTGCATTTCTAATATTTGTTTTATGTATTTCTTTGGCTTTTGCCATATCTGTTTCTATAGTTTTACTATTTTGCTTCCAAGCATTACGAAACGATCTATCTGTAGGTATTGCAGAATCTTCTACAATTTCATAAGATAAACCGCTTGGAACGTCTTTTATAGCATTATTAACATCTCCTGTTGGATATATAATAGAAACTGAACCATCTGAATTTGTATAAATAATTTTACTCATTGATCTCCTACGCAAATTAAACAAGCTACTGATGGGTCTGATTCATTACCGATTTCATCTCTACAATCAAACTTTACAGAACCAACTTGATAGTTATAGACAGTTTCAAATCCTCTAGGTGATGATGAATTAGAAGAATTTCCACAAGAAATAACAGCAGCGTAATTAACTGACCCAAAATCAGTATCAAAGTTCACAGTATAAGTTCCAGTATTATTATCAGTTACTGAACTGACATTGTAATGATCTCTTATTGCTACTGTTCCTGTTCCATTAAAGTTTACCCATGCTTTTACAATACCGTTTAAGGTTCCTGCTTTTACATCTGTAACTGCATTATCCGCTATCTTTGCAGTTGCTACAGCATTTGCAGCAAGCATATCAGTATCTACTATTCCGTCAGGCAAACCTCCTACCGAGATTCCTGTAACTGTTCCTGATCCGTTAATTGCAATAGCCATAACTATAAGATAACTAATTTTGCACCAGAAGGCACAGTAATCGTGACTCCGTTATTAATTGTAGGACTCACAGTATGTGCATTTTTATTGGCAGTTAAACTGTAAGAAGTTGTTGCAGTCTGGTCATTCTCAAAGAACACTTCATCTGTACCTCCGCCAGTAGCTCCAGCACCTCCCCCCACAGGACTCCAAGCACCATTGTTATAGCCTTCAAACTGATTTAATGTCGTGTTATGCCTAAACATACCAACAGCAGGGCTACCATCTCTTTGAGCCGTTGTACCAGAAGGGACTGTAACGCTAGATGTATAGTTATGCGTTACTTTTCCTGTAAAAGTTCCACCAGTAAGAGGTGCTAATCCAAAGTTTGTAGTGGCTACTGGCCCGACAGTTACATATCCGTTATTAGCAGCATTTCTTATCTTTAAATTTCCGTCAGATGTATCAACGTGCCATTGAAATGCAAAATTAGTTGTTAATGCACCAGACTTACTATTATTTGACGCAATAGCCTGTAAAACATTATTGATGTCTGCTCTTACGGCAGCACCCGTTCCATTATCAATTACAAAATCGTGTTCTGCCATTTAAACAATTAACATTGAGTTCATTCTACCCTCCTTTACCAAATCCGACAGCCTGATAAGTGAAATTTCTATCAATCGAAGCATTTGATGAATTTTTAAAGTGAACAGTAAAACCTGTAGCACTTACACTTGATACTTCAAAATAATCGCCTGATGCCATATTCTGTGCATTAATCCCAATAGAGGGTAAATTGGAATTTGCTCCAAGAATAGAAGAAGTACCAACAAAAAACGGATGTGTGAAAGTAATAGCTTTTGCACCTGCTCCGCTTGCTGTTAGATTACCTTGTTCTGTTCTTCTCTGTAAAGATGCTGTATAACCTAACTGCGAGACTTTTATATCTTGTGCCGTATCCTTACTTGTCAAATTAACTTTAAATTTAAAACCTCTTCCTTTATATGTTCCGTTGGCAAAAGTTTGAAACGCAGTGTAAGTCGGAGATCCAGAGCTAGGATTATCTTGTGTGACTGCAACTTGCATTTCAGCATTAACATCAAGTGCCACAGTTCCATCAAAGTCTGTAATACTATCAATTAAACCTCTGGAATCAAAAAGATCAGAAGGGAAAAATGCTTCAGTTAAAAAATGTCGTTTAAAATCTATACTAAATACTGAACCTAAATCTAAGAAAGAACTACCAGCAGATCCCCCAAATTCATAAGTACCAGAACTTGATATTCCTCCAGTATCATCAATAGATGCCTCATTATCAAAGTTGCTAATAGCATCAAATAATCCAGTACCAGCTAAATTCAAACTGTTTGTGGTTGCATCAAAAGAAACATTTGTTTTTGTTCCTTGAAACTTTGGACTGTCTTGATCTTCTCTTCGTATCAAAGCAATCAAAGGTGCTAAATTATCAGGCAAGTCGAGAATTACACTTGTCTCTCCAGAGCAAAATCTACCCCCATCATCTTGGAATTTTAAAATATATTCGCCTTCAAGATAAGGAACTTCGGCAGTTGTTGTATTACCAGCTAATGCTTGAATTAAATCAGTGCTGTTAGCAAAAATTCCACTTCCATCTGTTTTTGTAGAATGTCTTACATAAACACGACCACCATGAATAACGTCAACATCGGTAGATAAATTCCAACGTAATCTCACTAATTTAGAACTAATTGGTTCTGCTGAAAGTCCAGTAACATTAGAAGGTAATGCAGTCTTACCTTGAGCAACAAAAGTTAAGTCGGCAGAAGTGGCACTTGTCTGTAATGCTGCATTATAACTAAACACTTGTATTTCATACGTTCCAACATCACTGTTAAATATTTCAAAGTCAGGAGAAGATACTGTCTGAGAAACAAAATTACCATTGTTAAATCTGTAATTAACTTGATACTGTGTGACACCTAGAATAGGCTGCCAACTAATAATTAATTTAGAAACCGCTTGATTATTTATAACAACAATTTTTTCATCTGCCTGTAGTGCTGAAGGTGGACTTTTTAATTCATTTAATATAGATACAGTTCTTGTTGGCAAACTTGAGCCATTTTCAATAAAAGCATATTTTTCATTTACATACGATAGTGCCGTAATTCCATAATTAACATCATCTATCTCTTCAACAGTTATGACTCTAAATAACTGAGACTGAACAGTATCATTTGAAATTAACCAGTTTGTGTTGACATTTGGTGCTTCAGAAAAAGCACTAGAAACAGTAATTGTTGCACCAGAAACAGAAACAATATCTTTTGTCTCCACTGTTCCATCTGGCATAACCACACTAATTTTTGCATTGCCTGATGTGGTTATATCTGTGTTTGTAGAATCATCAACAGTAATTACAGTTGTAGAGGTTACAGAAGAAATCCTTCCTCCTCTTCTTACACCAGAACGAACAGGATCAGCAATTTGTATGATTGCTGACGGCCTAACAACAATTCCGCTATCTATTGAAGTTGTAAAACTTACAATTTCAGTCTCATTGGCTTCACTAAAAAGTATTGCCCGACCTAATCTAGCCGCTTGCCCTCTTGAAGTACAGGCAAAAGCCTTTATTTGTTTTATGCTTGAACCTATTTTATTAATAAGGTTGGCATCTTCGACAACCTCAAAATCTATTTCTTGACTATCCATATTGAAATATGAAACAGAAACAATGCTATGACGTTGTTTTAAACTACTTCCAGAATAAGAAAAACCATCACTGGTTATATTGCTCAAATTAAAAAGATATGAAGCAGTGGCTGGACTGTCTTGTTTTAAAGAGATACTGCCAGCAGACCATATTGGCATACACCTCATCACACCAGCTAACTCATTTATCAAATCAAAGGCAGAGCTTGAATTCTGGATATTTACATTACAACTAAATCTAGCTTCCTGTCCTCCAAAACCATCTGATACTAAGGTATTTGCAAATTTACTTGCAGTCACAAAAGAAAATAAGTCAAGGCTGCTATCTGTTATATGATCGCCAAAACCGTAGCGAGTGTTTGTTAAGAGATCAAGCAATATCATTGCTGGACAAGAACACCATTGGGCTGCTCCGAGTACTCCGTTAAAGACGTAGCCAGTTGGATAAATTATTCTTCCTGTTGCACTGTCAATAGTTGGTGTGCCAGAGCCGCTTGCCCCTGCGGCTGGTATTCTTACTTTTATTCCTCTAATACGATATTTTCTTGTTGGTATTGATTGGAATTGCATAGAATCCAACCTAAGAGAAGCATAAGCACTATTGGCATAGGTATTGGAATCATCAATAATTTCTCCAATACTTGTCCATGTGAAAGCATCTATAAGACTTGAAGTTGCACTATCAGCAGTGACTCTTGTAACTCTTATATCAACAGGAAAAGCACCTGTAAGATTTACTCTGTAATCTCTTTGGTAAGCATCAGCACTTCGGCCTGTAATCGTGTCATTAATAACATCAGTAAATCCACCAGAATTATATTGAACTGATATTTTTAATTGAACTGAAGTACCTAGTAAATCTCCTTGGTTTGTTGCTCTTTGTAGTTGAGGAAAAGTAATTGTTATATTTGCTGCATCAACATTTGAATTTGTTATCTGTCTAGTAACAGGAGAAGATGCTGTAACCGTTGTACCTACTGCTGTTACAGATGAACTACTTTCAATTCCATCAACTTTTGTTTGACTTGAAGTGCCAAATCTAGGATTGAATGTGACATCTTGAAAGTTAAAATCAGTGACTGCTGGATTTGCTGAGTTTGCGGTAGCTTTTAGAACAGGAGTATCGTTGAGAATGACATCTTTAAGAGCAGAGTTGTTATATGCGGTTGTTCCTTTAGTAAGTCCCTCTTTTGAAGCAGAAGCAAAACCTTCTATTTCTCCTTCAGAAATAAGATCCAGAAAGGTAGCAAACTGCCTACTATGTAAATTGTCAGGTGTTCTGGTTGGTTGAGGTGGAGATGGAGGAGAGGGAGGGCCACCACTTCCTCTGATAATTTTCTTAGTCATGCTTGCACCTGTTGAGTGTCAACGGCTCCACTGATAACAACTGAGCCAGTTATTATTTCGCCATAGACGATAGGAACAGGTGTACCAGCCCGTGATGTGTTTTGCGTCCCACTAAAGCCAAATGAAATTCTAGGATCTTGTTCGCTTGAAAACTCTGGTATTTTTGGTAAAGGAAATAGCATATCACTTACACCAGAAAAAACTAATCCAGCACCAATTCCAAACGAAGCCTTTGCTCCAAGTGCCGCATTTCCAAAGCCAATGCCTTTTGCTCCGAATGATACAGCTTCCCCAGCAAAAGCACCAAAAGCACCCATTCCAACAGCTATTAAAGCACCCCCAAGCAATATTTTTCCTGTATTACCTCCAGCACCTTGTATGACAGGTACAAAATGAATATCCTGTTGTCCGATTGGATGATATATTTCTGTTTTATCAATAGCATAATTACCAACTTTTACCTGATAATATTTAGCGTTCATATATCTTTCTACTTTAGGGAAATTATTAACCAAAAAACTTATGGCATGGCTTAAGGTATCTGCTTTTACTTCAAACTCTTTATGACCAATAAAATTGGCTAATTCTCCATATAGTTTTATTTTACGCAACATAACGCATCCTCTTTCCTGTGCATTTTAACAACCATTCTGAATATGGTTCTATACAACTAAGTCTATCTGTTAAATGATGTAAAACATCGCCATCAACAAAAATTGCGACATGATTAAGATTATTACTAAAAATTGACATAAATAATAAATCGCCATTAATTAATTTTTCCTCAGGTCTTAATTCTCTAAATCCAGTTCGCCATGCACATCTTTCAAACATAGGATCTTTATTAAAATCTTCAAGAGTGGTTGGCCTGTCCCAATCTTTTAAAATAATATTTTTTTCTTGTTTATACCAATCACGAACTAAGGTATAGCAGTCTGTAACACCCCATGCCCATTCTCTTCCAAGAATAGGTGCTTTATAACCTGTGGGTTCTAGATAACCCCATGATTCTGTTTTTGGATTTACTATATGCCATCTAAGACCACTTTGTTCACAAGCAACCTTGTCGGATTGACTTGCCACTGGTGGTGTTACTGGATGACTATGTATTACAGCAATAATATCCCCTGTGTTATCTGCTTTTACATAGTCCTCTGGATCTAAAATAAAACATTGATGTGCTGTCATTGATAAATTACGACAAGGATAATATTTTTTTTTGCCTTTTATATTTAATAAAAGACCACAAGACTCTTTTGGATCTTGGTCTTTCGCATGAGCAAGTGCTTCTTTTTTCCAATTCATGCAATAAATGTGCCAATACTAGGGAAATTATTTCTAGTACAAATTCTTTTTGGAGCCTTGACACCAGCCATATCTATTGGAGCTGCTAGTTCAAACTGTACTATATCCCTATTTTCTGTTGCTTTTCTGTCAATTTCATATACTTCTCTAGGCCCTTCGGCTGTAGGGTCTGGTGTTCCAAAGGGGTTAGTATTACCAGCAAAATTTATTGAATCTAAAAATCTTGCAGAAGTTCTAATTCTTGTAACTGTACTTCCTGTCAGATCATTACCAGTTGTTATAGCATTTACATTTAAAAGAATAGCTGTAATTGTCCCTAAAGCATTACTAACGGTAAGTGTTGGTCTAGGAATCTGACCACGTTGATAAGCAAACCCTGTTGCTGTAATAGGCATTTTGACATATGTATTACCAGCCCAGATTATATCTCCATTACTTACTGCATTTGTTCCATTATGAAATCTATAAGTTGCTGCCGAACCATGTAAATTTGCATTTAAAGTTAAAACAAACAGTTCAATAATCGCTGAAGGATTTATTTTTTGTAAATCAGAAATTATAGGTTCTGTACTCATGGTTCAAACACCTGTCTAAAAGTTGCTTTTATAAAACCTCGATTATTATAGGGAATTTCTTTAGTCCATTCTTCACAAACAAATTTCATTGCAGATTCTCCTTCTGGAGTGTAATCAAAACTTTCTGTTCCACCCCTTGCATCTAAGAAAGCCTCGATAGTGTCTGCTTCTGATTCAGAAACCGCAAACTCAAAATCAAATTCTTTAGGATTTTGATTGGTTATTAAACCAAAAGGTATCCTATGTTCATAACCATCTGCAAATCTCACAGTCTTAAAAATTGGCTTATTCTTTTTTCTTGTTCCATAGGTAGGTTTTATATCAGGGAAAGTAGCCATTATGCTAATAAACCTCCTGCTCGTTTTTGCTGCACGATTTCAGATTGAACTGCTGCAGCTATTAATCTTCCTAATTGTATGCCGTCATCTTCATTTCCAGCAACTGAACTTCCAGACGCATCAACGCTAACATTAACAACAACATTATTATTTCTGCCGCCTAATTGATTGTTTGGAATAATTCTGCCAGCACTTGAAGGAACAAACATTTCTGGACCTTTCTCACCAACAAGAAAACTTCGATTAGAAGAAACTGGACCACCAGCAGCTTTCTTACCGCCAAAAGTCGGCAGATTAGAAAATATACCTCCAAAAGTTGAACTTAAAAAAGTATTTATTCCAAGTCTTAAAAGATCGCTTGCTATACCTTGCAATATTGATCTTGCTGCATCACCTAAAGATTTTGTTTGCATGATCGCACCAACTAAAGCATCAGAAACACCAGTGGCAATATTATTTCCTATTTGAGTGAAAGTGTCTTTTA